AGGTCCGTGAGAAGGAACTATATCCAATGGGTCAAAATGCCTGAACAACTCGTGAAGAGCCGCCCTGGCAGCGCGTGCAATCTTCACCATTCGTGGGGCAGTAAGCCTCCTAATAGGTGAATCCACACTATACGTCATCCACTCACGCACTAAGCGTAAGTCGGAATCAGTATCTATAAGTTCCGTCTCAGTTTTCAGAAACTGAGACAGGACTGCTTGTTCCTGGTCTGTTGTGTATGGTAGCTCGTACTTATAAAATAAGTACGCGATCTGCCGTATAACACGGACGCTAATTGCGCAACCCGGTATTAATGGGTTGCCCGCTGCTGACAGTACACGTTCGAAGAATGCTCCCAGAAACTGGGGGTACACTCTGCCTTCCATGGGTTGGAACCCACAGTCGGTCGGATCGAACGGTGAACCACATGACAGAGCCTTATCAAGGGCTTTGCCTAGTGACGGAAGGGTCTTCGTGAGAAAACCGATCCCCTCTGAATTAAACCGCGACGCGATTTTACTAATCGTCTGCTCGCAGTCTACTGTACTGAACCAGCTCCGGTGAGTCACTGAGACATCACGGAGCACGTTGGCGATGAGCTTTAGCTCATCAAGGCTTTTAATAGACTCCATATGGTGGTCTTCCTTGAACCTAACCAGCGTACCCGTTATTCCTGAAGTAAGTAATGCCAACATGAAAAGATAGAATCCTCTCACACTAGACATTAAACAGGTCCAGACCCGCATCACCTTCCATGGAACCGCAGCATCATGCCGCGGCCAAACCAGTGGGAAAGCGGACAGTCCTGGACCCTAGTCTACCAAAATCCCTTATCGTATTAAGGGGTAAACACACAAGCAACCTCGCTCCGGTACCTCGATATGAGGCCCGGTGGCGCGGCTGCCAAGTGTACCCAGAGAACTACTCTGGCTTTCAGTATACGCTACATCCGTTCTCTCGTTTCTTTAAAAGAACGATCCTTACTCTTGCGAGTAATGACGCTCTTGGAACGGAGCTCCAACCGCAGCTTTTCGCCGCGGTGTGATGTAGACGCAGGCGGTAGCAAGGAATCAAGGCACCGACTCGCAAACGTGCGAATCGATGTCCCAACCTTCGCAGCCACCTGGAACAGCTCTCGCAAGCGGACACTCATAGAGTTCCGTTCACAAGAGCATCTGCACCATAACCCGTGCAGTCGAAGAGGACTGTTGTCGCAGCGCCAGTTGTGGCTACCAGCGACATCATCTCCGCCAACACGTTCTTCACTTCGGCCAACGAGACTAAGTGTCCAACCGGGATACTCAGCGTTAGGCTCGCAGTGATGGTTACCGGGGTGATTAGGTCAACGGTCGACAGAACTTTCTTGTCGATCCTTATGTTTGACCGCCTCACTTTCTTCAAAACCAGACCCGTCTCTTGGTGTTGCACCTTGATACGATGTTCTTGGCTCGGATTCTCGTTCACTTGAATGAACTCCCGGGTGCGGCCTTCCGCACCGTTGCCGGTGAACTCTTGTTCTACCCCGGCGCTGTTCTTCACTTCATTGGTTACTAAGTTTACTGGCAAGGACATTTGTACTTCCTTTCAACTTACCCTACCGGTTCAACCGGTATTTCCTTCGGGAACGCCTGCTAACTAGCAGTGCAGTCCCCAAGCTGAGCTCAGTAGGAGTCAGCCCACTCGTTTGCAGAAACGAGCTTTTACTCGGCATCTGCGTCTCGCGTCGATAAGACTGCTCAACACAGACTGGGAGTCCGTACTCCTGGCCACCCGGCGTAGTAGCACCCAAAGTCAGGTAACGAACCCGACCGGTGATCCTTCGCTCACGTGTAATCGACCAGAGGTACTGTCGTATGAACACCATCGGATCCATGAACCCAGCCTTCATGCCATCAAGGAATCGGCTTACGCCGACCACCCAGTCAAGCAAGAAGGTATAGGGAATTGCATTCCAGATGATAGCGGGGTTTAGATTTATCCCGAACGCATCTAGATACGCAAAGAGTCGCGAATGCGCGACTTGCAGGTCGAGTAAGCAATACGAATACTCGATCTCAACATGGAACTTCGAAGGCTCATATGCTATCTCACGAGTCAGTCCCCATGCTTGGAATCTACGAGAAGCAGCGTACGGATAACCGAATGGCTGCTGGTAGCTCCAACCGGGCGTGATAATCGTGTCGTTAACATACTCCGGATAAGCCACACTAAAATGGCCAACCCGGACCTTCTCGACACCGTCAAGCAGCTTCCGAAGCTTGCT